GATTCACCTGAAAACGTAATACAGAAAACATTTCAAGTATATGCAATATACGATAGAATTCTAAACGATGACAGATCTCAGTTTTACAACATATCTTTCATATCTCCTGAAGGGTATGAAAACCAGACTACAGTTGTGGGCAAATCTTATAATGATTCTACTGATTCAGTAGTCAAAAAAATATATGAGGAATATATCGAAGTTGATAGGCCTTTGATAATATTTGATACTCCACACGTAAGCAGAATAAAATACACTTCAAATTACTGGTCTCCTTTTAAGAATATGAACTTTGTCGCCAAGCGAGCAAAAGGCAGCACTCTCAACGGTTCTGATTACTTATTCTTTGAGACAAATAAATCATTTTATTTTGCAAGTATTGAGTCTTTGATTGATGCTCAGATAAAAGGTGGAATTTTTGATGAGTATGTATTAGAAAGAAATGGTGCAAAAATGCCACGAAGGATCAATCCATCTCTAACATATGTAGGCAATCAGTTTCCTTCTTCAATGACAGCAATTGAGAATTTAAAACTTCTAACTAGTATCGATACTCTTGATGGTAATAACAGAGGCGCATTTGCTTCAACGATAGCCGGGTATGATTTCTATACAAAGAAGATTGTTCGTAGTGATTTTGATTTTATTGAAAACATGGATAAATTTCAAAAAACTGGACCTACTAATATATTGCCACCGAATCTTAAAAGAAATGCTCTATCTAACAAGACATACTATTCACAGAATACTGGTCTATACAATGATTTTGGACTAACAGATGAAGAAGATTTGCCTGCGGGATCAACAGCTCAGACTATTGTAGATAGAATAAGTAATAGAAAAAGTTATTTGAATTCCTTTGAAAATTACAAGTTTGAAGCGACTTTACCTGGCAGAACTGATATCAATGTTGGGCATGTAATAAGTCTGTTGTATCCATCTGCTGAAGCTCCAACTGCTGGATCTACTAGTACTGTTTTGGATCCTATGCTATCAGGACTGTACATAATATCAGCTATACATCACAAATTCAATGCAGACAGACATATTATGACAGTTGAAATGATTAAGAATGGGCTCTCTGATTCACCGGATAGTGTTGATATGAGTGGAGAAGAATAATATGTATCCTAAGTTTAATTGGTGGGTAGGTATTGTTGAAGATCGAGCAGATCCTGCTATGCTCGGCAGATGCCGTGTACGAATAATAGGATATCATACTGAAGATAAAAATGAACTACCAACAGTAGACTTGCCTTGGGCAGTACCTGTAACGCCTACAACCTCTCCAGGAATATCAGGTATAGGTGAGACTCCATCATTTGTTCAAGGTACTACTGTTCTTGGATTTTTTAGTGATGGAGAAGACGAACAACTCCCTATTATTATAGGAACTTTGCCAGGTAAGCCAAGAAATAAAAGAGACAAAGACATTGGCTTTTCTGATCCTTCTGGCAAGTATCCAAGAAGTGAAGTTGGCACAGGTCTCAACGGACTTCAAGAATCTGATTTATCTAGACTAGCAAGAAATGCGATTGCAGAAGGTCATGTAAGCCTAGCAAACAAAAGAGCAGCGAGACAAGAAGCGATTCCACGTGCAGCAGCTCCTCATGTTGAATCTGTTGCATCTGACATACCAGGAGCAGTATACGATAGAGAAGTGTGGGAAGAGCCACATCCTAGATTTGGTGATGCTAGTTATACCTATAATTCGTCAAATCAACAGCCAAATTTTGATAATAAATGTTCTGTTTATCCTTACAACAAAGTGAATGAGACAGAAGGCGGTCACGTATTTGAGATAGATGACACACCGAACAATGAAAGAATACACGAATACCATACTGCTGGAACATTCTATGAAATTCAGGCAGACGGCTCAAAGATCACCAAAGTCGTAGGTGATGAATACGAGATAACACTAAAAGACAAAAAAGTTTATATCAAAGGGTCGTGTGATGTCACTATCGGCGGCGATGCACGAATGCTCGTAACTGGAGACATGTATCAAGAAATTGGCGGCAACTTATTCACTACAGTAGCAGGTAATAGAGTTACTAAGGTTATAGGCAATGATTTAACTGAAGTATTGTCTGGACAAAATTCTTCTATCAAGAGAGATCAAGCACTCCGAGTTGGTGGCAGTAAAACAGATTCTGTTATCAAAGACAGTACTACTACCGTTGGAGGCAATTCTTTTGCAACGATAGGAGGAAATGTGACAAGCATATCAGTAGGTTCAACTTCGCACACATCAATTTTAGGATATAAGGTCATGAGTACTACTGGCAATGTCAGTATGAATGCTCCTGTTGGTGATTTCAAAGCATTGAGTTTGAATATGTCATTGTCTGCTGCATTGAATCAAACAGTAACTGCTGCGGTACAATTAGTTGAAGCAAGCACAGTACAGACATTATCTGCTGTTGCGTCACAGATGATTACAACGCCTCTACAGACAATTGTTGCAGCTTCTAGAAATATTACAGGAGTTACTTCACACACTGGAGCATACACTATAACAGGTAACTTAACTGTAGTAGGAACTGCATCAGGAACAATAGTAAGACAAGGTAGCATTATTCTCGGTACCCACAAACATACTGTTGGAGGATCAGCGGCTCCTCTAACAGGCACACCTGCACCATAAGGAGTAAAATATGAGTTGTGGAGCAACTGAAAAGTTAGTAGAACTGACTCAATCTATCGGCAGTACTAATGATATAATAGACAAGCTAATTGATAAAATACCAATTACTCCTGCTCAAAATCAGTCAATTGCAGATGCCGCTGCTATTATAGCTATGGCATCTGATGCAGCCGCTATACAAGAGTTGGTAACAAGTAAATTGAAAGAATATTTGCCAGAGATTGAGATACCAGAAGAAATAAAAGGACTACAATCTGATATTCAAAGTTTTGCTTCTGATATTTTAAACGCAAAACTTGCAGCAGATGACATTGCGAATGAAGTCAAAAATCTTTCGACAAAATATTCAGGATTAAATTTAGGTGATATTGATATTCAAAAAATTCCACAACTACTTAAAGATGGTGCTCTCGATTTAAATAATCTATGTCAGAAGATACCGAACTTTGAAGAAGACGGCGCCGGCTTAGTTCTTAAAGGAACACCTATAATTACGCCGAAAAGAAGTCCTATTGCAGATTTGTTAGGAATACAAATACCAGAAATAAAAGATTTTGTATATCGAATTGATGCAGTGAAAAAGAAAAAAGAAGAAGCAGAAAACTTTATTAATGTTGAAATACCTAATAGCATAGGAATATAACGTAAACTGTTATAAATACGCATATGACAACAGAAACTTTAAAAGTATCAAGAATATATAAAGACCTTGATTTGAACTTCACAGCAAATCCTGTAACTGGAGATGTTGCTAAGAAGCTAGATGTAAATGCAGTCAAGCAATCTATATTGATTCTACTAAGTACAAACTTCTACGAAAGGCCGTTTGCACCTGATAAGGGCGCTAATCTAAGAGGCTTTTTGTTCGAACAGATGTCTAGTACATTAGCAGCATTGCTGCAAAATTCTGTAAAAAATGTTATATCATCTTACGAACCTAGAGCTAGAGTAGATTCAGTTGTTGTTACTCCTGACTACGATGGAAACCAATACGAGGTCACTCTCAGATATACTGTTGTTGGCGTAGATATACCTCAAATATTAACGACTAGCCTAAAAAGATTAAGGTAGACTAATGGCACAATTAAATGTAACAGAATTAGACTTTGCTAATATAAAGCAGTCATTAAAAACCTTCATGCAAGCTCAAGACGAGTTTAGCGACTACGATTTTGAAGGCTCAGCACTGTCTGTTCTTTTGGACACATTAGCGTATAATACGCATTATAATGCAGTTCTTGCTCATATGTTGGCAAACGAATCATTTCTTGATAGTGCAATTAAGAGAAGTTCGGTAGTCTCTATCGCCAAGTCATTAGGATACACGCCTAGATCAAGAAGATCATCAACAGGATACGTTGATTTTTATCTTACTCCCGCATCTTCATATACTGATATAACCTATACTTTGTCGAGAGATACAGTTTTTACTAGCACAATCGATGGTAACTCATACAAATTTTACCCATCTAAAGATGTTACTGCGACTCGTCAAACATTTGATGGAGTAGATAAATTTTTCTTCGATAATTTAGAACTAAAAGAAGGTACTCGTGTATCCAATAGTTTTTTGATAGATGCTAATTCTTTATCTGGACCAATAACTTTACCTAACAGTAATGTGGATACATCATCTATTCGTGTTAGGGTGCAAAAGTCTACAACCAATTTAACAGTAGAAACTTTTTTAGAAACCAAATCTCTTCTCGATTTAAAGGATAAAGATAAAGTATATTTCTTAGAAGAAGAAGTTCATGGTAACTATGTTCTTCGTTTTGGAGACGATGTTTTTGGCAAAAAATTGGAAGCAGGTAATATAGTTATTATTGATTATATTGTTTCAAACGGCTCACTTCCTAACGGGGCAAAAAGTTTTACAAATGCAACTACGTTGACTGGCTCAGGAGAAGATAAATTATTTTCAAATGTGACAGCAGCTCTTGGGGGTGCAGAAAAAGAAAGTATTGACAGTATTAGAAAAACAGCGCCGATCTTCAATCAGACAAAAGAAAGAATGGTAACTGCTACTGATTATAGAAGTCTTATACTAGCCGACAATCCTAGCGTACAGTCAGCTTCAGTCTGGGGCGGAGAAAATAACGATCCTCCAATTTACGGTAAAGTGTTTATTTCTCTTTCTCCTGTGGAAGGACAAATAATTACACAAGAAGTTAAAGATAGTATTATTACTAGTCTTGTTTCTCCTCGGGCACCAGTTGCAATATTACCAGAATTTGTAGATCCTGAGTATACTTACATCGGTCTCAAAGTGGGTGTTGTGTATGATCCATCAAAAACATCTCTCACCTCTGGTCAAATCAGCAATGCCGTTTCGACTGCAATTAGTAATTACTTCAATACAGATTTGAATCAATTGAATAAGAATTTTTATTATTCACGGATACACAATATAGTAAAGGCAGTATCGCCTTCAATTATCTCTGTAAACATTACTCCTACGCTACAGAAGAGAATTGAAGCAAATCTCAATGTTGATAAAAATTATACATTCAGTTTTAATAGTAGAGTGCAGCCTAGAGAGTTGCATAGTACTTGGTTTAATGCGACACTAAACACCATTAACTACAAAGTAAAGTTTCAAGATATTCCTAATTCTGACGTAGTTGCGCCAGAATACAATGGTTCTGGTGTTGTATATCTAGTAGATTCATCAGGAACAAAACTACAAAATGTAGGAACTATTGACTATGATACAGGTAAGTTGACACTTGGTAGTATTATGGTTACTTCTTTGTACGGAACGGACACTGAAATAAAATTTAGAACTAGACCACATGACGACTCAAAAGATATAAGCACGTCCGTATTGAATAGAACGTCCGAGACATCTACTGGACCAGTTGTAGCAAAAGCATCTCAAAACACAGTGTTGACTTTGGACACTAGCGCATTGAATACCGTCACAGGATCACGTAGAGGACTAGACATATCAGTTACTGCTGAGATTGAAGGCTATTAATGTCACATCAAATACCTGAATACTTAAACTATATTTCTAGTATCACGATTGTAGATGGTGGTTCTGGATATAATTCTGCTGTGCCTCCTACTATTACTATAAGTGGTGGTGGCGGATCAGGTGCTACAGCTACTGCTTCTGTATTTAATGGTGCAATTCAAACTGTTAATATTACTAATATTGGTAAAAATTACACCTCAGTGCCTACCATAACTGTTACAAACGGCGGCGGTAGTGGTGCTGTCTTGACCGCAGTTTTAGGATTTGCATCTGCTAGTGCATCTGAGTATGAAGAAAAATCTGCACTTAATGTAAAATTTTCTCTACCTGAATTCATTCAAACAGATTATAATAAATTTGTATCATTCATAGAAAAATACTTTGAGTATATGGATGAAAACAATAATCCTATAAATTTATTACTAAACAAGCAGTACTCTGACATCGATGATCTTAACGATGCAGAACTCAACCAAAGAGCGAATGAACTCGCTGCTGCGTTTCCGCAACTAATTCAAACTGATAGAAAACTTCTTCTCAAAAGAATAAAAAACATATATGAATCAAAGGGGTCTGAGCGATCTATAAAGGCATATTTCAAACTTCTTTATAACGAAGAGGTTGAAGTTTATTATCCTAGCAAAAATATTCTTAGAGCATCCGATGGAATTTGGATACAAGAAACATCAGTTCGTGCTCTTGTTGGATATGATAATTATGAAGTATTGAATTTAAATGGTCGTGTTGCTGATATAAAATATTACGAAACTACTGGATCTGTTACTCTTACAAAGACAATACCTATAACTATTCCTAGAGTAGAGAAGATTGCTGCAACTTTTCCTCAATCATATGAAATAATTATTGATTTGCCACTTGGCATAACAGATATACCAGGACCAGGTACTCAAGCTACTGCAACAGCAACAGTTTCTGGAGGATTTATCACTGGATTTACTGTTGTAAATGGCGGGTATGATTATACTGTTGCACCAGACGTGCAAATATATGATTCAAATGGTGGTTATGGAGCAGTAGCACGAGCAGTTGTTTCTGACGGAGAAATAACTAATATTGTTCTTGTTCCTGGAGATTATGTAAATAAAGTGACATTGACATCAGGGGGAATGGGTTACATTTCTGCACCTACTGTAGTTTTTGATTCTCCTCCAGGAAATGGTGTCACTGCTACCGCTACTGCAACTATTTCATTGGGGGCAGTTACAGGAATAACAATAACAAATCCTGGATCTGGATATACTAGCACACCAAATATTACCTTCGAGGGTGGTATAGGAGATTTTGGATCTGCGGTTGCAACTGCAACTGCTTCTCGTGAAGGAGGAACTGGTTATACTTCTTCAGAATCAATATCACTGTCTTTCGATTCTAGTGACTACAGAACTGTAATTGTAGAAAGAGATGCTACAGCAGAAAATGTTAATATCAGAGCCTATATAGACAGAACTCTGTTTTCTGTTACTTCAGGGGCATACGTTGGTTCTAATGCTGGATTCTCAGTAGGTGATGTATTTTTTATCAATGAATCAGGCGATGATTCTGGGTCATATGCTGTATCTGGTTATTTTTTAGAAGATTACACCTACGTGGGAGGTGCCAACAAATCTGTAATTAGAGTTGCTGCCGTAAATGAATATAATGTTCCTACTGCATGGACAATAATCAATTCTGGCGAAGGATTTATAAATTCACGGACTACAATTTCAATAGAATCGAAAACAGGCGAAAGCTTAAACATAGATTTAGTTACAAAGTATTTATACTTGTATGATGGAAAGTACAAAGATGACAGAGGAAAGTTATCAGATGTAAATAGAATTCAAGACAATTATAAATTTCAGAGTTATTCTTACATTATCAAGTCTGCTGTTTCACAAGAGAAATGGGTCAAGCGATTTAAAGACCTCATGCATCCAGCCGGTATGGAAGTTTTTGGCGACTTGATTATTTCCCATAATATAAACTTTGCACCATTTATTAATATAGTATCAGATGGGCTGCATTTGCATGAATTCAAGACAGAAGATATTGTAATATCAAATGACGATACTATTAGCATTGTAGTTCAATGGGTGAGAGTATTCGCCGATGAAACCGATGACGGCAATGAGGACAATACAGCAACAAGTACAGATGCACTATCTTTGTCAGTTGAGCCTAATTTCACGGACACAATTGCTTCTAGTGATGATTATTCTCAAGATTACGTTGATAGCGGATACTTGCCTGTAAACTACACTGGCGCAGGTATAAGTAAATATTTAGAAAAGGTTATATCAGAAACACTGGTTACGTCTGAGATTCTTGTTCCCCTGTTAACCCTTAACAGATTCTTCACAGATACTGCAACAATTACGGAAACGTTTGTAGCAAGCAATGTGAAACCTCCTTCATTCTTTTCTGATAATGTTACAACATCAGAGAATTTTGACGCTCTGATATATATTCCATTAGACGTTACTGATACAGTGCAAGTTGACGGATCAACCCTATTTCAAGTAGATCTACAACACGAATCTTTAGTAGATAATGTCACACACATAAGTGGAATACCTGTTATAAATATCAATAGAGATATTTCTGAGGCACAGACAGCTACTGACTTGCCACTGATAACTATAGATAAACCTGTTTCTGAAACACTTGGCGTGGCAGATTCCGGCATAATTACTATACAAAATTATTCACCAGGCTACTTCAGTGAAGACTATGTAGGCGTCGGTGTAAACTTTTAAACAACACTAATGGAGAATTCCACATGATTAAAAAAGATTCATCAAAAGTTACTGGCATGGTCAATGTCGTTGTTCGTGACGAAATCACTGGTGCTATTAAGCAAGAATTTACTGTTCCCAACTTAGTAGTAGATACTGGTCTTGCATACATTGCTGGGCGCATGAAAGACACCAGCGATGCTGCCATGACACACATGGCTGTTGGTACAGATAACACTGCAGCCGCTGCCGGCAATACTGCACTTGGATCAGAACTTGCTATACAGGCTCTCACATCAACTACAGTCACTACAAACAGTGTTGCATATGTTGCTACTTATGCGGCAGGCACAGGTACTGGCGCATTGACAGAAGCGGGTATTTTTAATGCTGCTTCATCAGGAACAATGCTATGTCGTACAGTGTTTGCTGTAATCAACAAAGGTGCAGCGGATTCAATGACTGTCACTTGGACCGTTACAATTTCTTAATAGGCAAATCTAGTGGCAATCTTACTAACAAAAGCAGGAAGAGTAGCATTAGCTAGGGCATTCTTTGCAGACATAACGAATTCTCATAGCTATTTTAGTTTTACGTTGGGTAAAACTACTGCCTGGCCAGACGAGGAAGCGCCTGAGAATCCATTGGATTCTATACGTTATGTTAATAATTTCAGAAATAATATAATGCTAACTCAAACAATATCTTCTGCTGAAATTTGCCATTTGATTCCAAGAATAGATTGGGTATCAGGTTCAATATATGATTCGTATAATGACAATTACACTCCTACAAATACTTCAGCGTCTGGTGCAAGTAGTTTGGCAGAAGCACGATTTTATGTTATTACAGACGAATTCAAAGTTTACAAGTGCATTGATAACAACGCCGATGCTCCTAGTACGGTGAAGCCAACAAGCACCAGTACTAATACAGTGATACTTTCTGACGGGTATTCGTGGAAGTTCATGTTTCAAGTTTCTGCATCTGATCAGACTAAATTTTTAGACTCTTCACATATTCCAGTAAGAAAACTTACTACTGGTGGTGGATACGGCGATGTCAACGGTGAGATTGATTCTATTACTGTTACTGCTGGCGGCGCTGGTTATGACTCACTTGATCCGCCCACAGTAAACATATTAGGTGACGGTGATGGATTAGCGACAGCGACGGCAACAGTGGTTGGAGGAGTGGTAACTGCAATCAATGTTGTAAATCCTGGTAGTGGATACTCATTTGCAAATGTTAGTTTCTCAGGCGAAGGCGGAGGCACAGGTGCTAAAGCAAATGTGCTATTGGGAGACACCGATCCAAATCCTGGGCTTCAATCAGCGGTAGAAAATTCTGCGATTGCCGGCTCATTGGATCGTATTGAAATTCTTTCAGGTGGTCAAGATTATACTCCCGGAGATGTTACTGTCACTATTACTGGTGACGGAATGGGAGCAGAAGCAAATGCAATCATAGCAGCTGGCTCAGGTACAATAACTGGCGTCAATATAACTTCTGGTGGTACTGGTTATACTTTTGCAGATATTACGTTTACTCAGAATGTTGTTATAGGAACAGGAGCATCAGCTCGTTCGATAATTTCTCCCATAGATGGTCACGGATCAAATCCTGTAAAAGAATTATTTAGCACGACTGTAGGAATTACTATGTCGTTTGACGATAACACAAATGAAGATTTATTTTTAAACAATGATTTTAGACAAATAGGACTAATAAAGAATATTGGACAATACGAAATCCCTTCTTCGCCATACACTCTAAAAACAGGATCAGCTCTTTTTGTTTTAGACGTTGATAGTGCGGCAAGTTATGCAGTTGATGACATTATTCTTACAGATGACTCAGGAAAATTTCGTGTCATACAAATAAGATATGACGATACTACTTCTAAATATAAAGTACATCTACAGCCGATTCTTCCTTACATAACCAACAATAGTACATTGATAAATGATACTAAAAACATAACTGGATTGAGTATAAATAGTGTTGCTGTTCCAGAAGTAAAAATTTCAACGGGTGATGTTGTCTATATAGAAAACAGACCTACAATTACCAGATCCGTCGATCAGGTCGAAACAATAAAAGCATTGGTAAATTTTTAGGAAAAAAGTAAATGGCTCTTAATCTAAATTCTTCTCCCTATTATGATAATTTTGATAGTACCAAAAATTACAATAGAATATTGTTCAAGCCTGGCGTTGCTGTTCAAGCAAGAGAATTAACGCAGCTTCAAACCGTACTGTCGGATCAACTATCGCAATTGTCTAGCTTCACGCTTAAAGACGGTGCCATTATTAGTGGCTGTGAAGAAAAAATTACTGTAGTAAAATATATAAAGATTAAGGATTCTGATTTTGACGGTGCTGCTATTGCAAACAGTGCTTTGGCAAGCTATATTGGAAGTAAAATTGTAGGCAGTATAACAGGTCTGACTGCACAAATTATTGATGTGAGAAAAGGAACCGAAGCCGGAAATCCAAATACTAAAACTCTTTATATTGCATACACAGGAAGAGGAGATTCTATAACTAAAGTTTTTTCTATGAATGAAACTTTAACAGTATCTTCAGACAATGTTCTATTAAACGGCAAAAAGTTTGTGTCAATAGATTCTGGATCTGCTTCGGTAGGATCTAACACTCGATACGAAGGAACTGCCCCTAGAATTCAACTAAGTGCTGGTATCATATACGCTCGTGGTACATTTATTAGAACCACAGATCTTGCTGCTTATATTGATCCATTTGTTGTTAAAGCTGATAAGAATATTGGTTTTTATGTATTGGAGTCAATTGTTACCTCGTCTACCGATGAGACCCTATTAGACGTTGCTCAAGGATCATTCAACTACTATGCACCAGGCGCAGACAGACTAAAACTCACAGCTTCATTGCGTTCATATAACTATAGAGAGTCTGATGGTACTAGAAACATACCAGAAAACTTCTATCAGTACGCTGCATATAGAAATGGAAATATCGTAACAAGTAATATCAAAACAGACCCATTAAAAGGTCTAGGTGATATTCTAGCGAAAAGAGCGTATGATGCAAATGGTAGCTATAATATTAAAGGACTGCAAACCGTAGTTCATGAGCATCTAAATAACGGTGTAAACTCTGGTTATTTCAGTGTTAGTGCTGGAGGAGATGCTGATAAGTTTGTTTTCTCAATCACTCCTGGTACTGCAAATGTTGCTGGTTATCCTATAGAAACAAAGAAAGACTTGCCATTAATTGTAGACAAGCCTAAAGATACTAAAATAGAAAACTCAGTTTCTCAAACTACAGCATACGGAAATTATACATTAGTCAAAGAAGTTTGCGGCATGTGGGATGTAGACGGCGGCGCTTCTATTGATCTTTATGACACTGCTGTAACTGCGGTAACTGCTGCTTCATTCGCATCGACTTCAGTTGCTGGTAATAAAATAGGCACAGCTAAAGTTAGATACTTGACATTAAATTCTGGTACAGCTGGATCTGCTGCTGCACAATATCGATTGTATCTCTATGATATAAAAATGTCGGCAGGAACATTCAAAGATGTTGAAACGATACATTATGCAAACAGCACATCGAACGCATTTGCCGATACTGTATTGAACTCAGGTTCTGAGGCCGTCATTCAAGAAGGCAACTACAACAGATTAGTGTGGGAATTGCCTTATGCAAATCTAGAAACAATGAAAGCAGATGCCGGTGCATATGATTTTGATTTTAAATATATCAACGAATTTGATGCATCTGTAGATTCCGGAACTGGCCAAATAACACTAGCCGGACCTTCTTCACAACAAACTTTCTTTTTATCTGCAAGCCCAACTCCTACTGAAATACTTGCCAACATCCAAGCAGTAGCTGTAGATGCATTTACTGCTGGCGGAGTTTCATATGCCGCTGGCGAATACATAGACTTGACTCATGCAAGCATTACGGTAACTCAACCAACTGAAAGTCAACTAATTATTACATTTAGCAGCGCTCCTGCCTCTAATGCCAATGTTAGAGTATATGTGAACATGCAATACTCAGATGGCGTTGGTCCTATTACAAAGACAAGAATTCAAGACAACTATGTAAAGATACAAACAGATGCAGCTGGTTACAATGCTGCTAGTGGCTGGTACTCACTTGGCGTAACTGATCTTATAAAAATTAAATTGATCACTGCTACTACTAATGCTGATTATGAAACTGGCGCAATCAATATTACTGATGATTTTATTATAGATAACGGTCAAAGAGATAACTATTACGGTTTGGCAAAGATAAAGCAAAAAGCAAGTAGCTCTGTTGATTTATCTACTTACAAATATATATCTGTAAAATTTGATTATTTAACAAGAACTGTGAACGGTCCTTCTTTTGCATGTGTTGACTCTTATACTGGCACAGGTCTTGGCCTTCAGGAGATTCCTTTGTATTCTCCTGCAGCAGGCAATATTATTGATTTGAGAAACTGCATAGATTTTAGGCCTTATGTAAATAACACTGCTGTTGAGGCTGCTACATTAGCATCTGCAACTTTAAATCCTGATATCACTGAAACTATTGTAAGACCTGCTCAAGGACTGAGTAATCCTGTCCCTATTGCAACATTCACGACAGATCTAAGTTACTATCTTGCACAAGCATTCAAAGTAGTAATTACTGACTCTGGTACAATAAAAGTACTCAAGTCGCAGTCTGCTGATTATCCTAAGTTCCCAGAGGCTCCTGCAAACTCTCTCACAATCGCAAAAGGAATCTTGCCGCCGTATCCAGCTTTATCTGTAAAAGCTGCGAATTATTATAAGCGGTCTGACTTGAAAATTTATATAGAACAAGTCAGAACTAAAAGATATACCATGCGAGATATCGGTGGATTAGAAGAGAGAATCGCAAATCTCGAATACTATACTGCATTGAGTTTACTTGAAAAAGAAGCGAAGTCTGTTCAGATTTTGGATACTAATGGCATAGATAGATTCAAAAATGGTTTGATGATAGACGCATTCAAGGGTTATGGCACAATCGCAGTAGGGCATGACGATAACGCATGTTCATTGGATTTAAAACGTCAACAGATGAGAGCGTCTTTTGATTCTAGTATTGTTGGATTTAAGCCTGTCGTGACTGATACTACTATGAGTCAGAGCGGAGACTTGTTCCACATACCTTATGTAGAAACTACATTCACAAAGCAACTACAAGCAAGCAAGTTTAGAAATGTTGTTGGTGAATTATTATACGCCAATCCAGAAACTGTGAATCCATTAACTCCCGATCCAGTGCCAGCTC